GTTCATTTTTATCTGCTTTAATCGGTTGCCTGTTCGCTTGTATATGAAGTCAAAACCCTTGAAAGTGGGCAGAAGATCCCCATAGACACTACTTTCAACCTGCTTTTTTTTACTGTACTCGTATAAACCTGAGAAAAAGCTGTTCAGCGCAAGACCATTATATTTTTTCAACCTGAAATTATTTGGATCCCCTAAAGTATTTAAGTAAAAAACAGGCAAGCAGTCTGGCAATCCAAATAGTTCAATTGGTGTATTGAAGGGGTCGTTAGAGAAACGAGAAGAATTTCTACCACCATTATGAAGAGAATATTTCCTGTATATGTTTATTGATTGAAGCAATGATTGTACATAGGCTGGAACTTGGGGAACACCTAACCTAACAGACTCACTAGATCTAGATATGGATGTCATTATATCAGTTTGGTAGCCTAACCCTGCAATATTGAGTCCAGTTTCTTTGGTTTTTTTTATATGTGGGTATGCAATTTGGCCATTAAAGCACATTAATGAGATAAATTCCATTATAAACCTCTGACTATTTGTTTTTTTTTCACTGTCTACAATCCCGTGAAGTCGCTGGCATAACTTGTGTATAACTCTAAAATCTTCAAAGTCTTTGATATTCTGAACTCTTGTTATTAACACATAATCATCAGAATGCTCTAGATGCTTCACAATAATTGGTCTTTTAAGACCCCATTTGTAGAACCAAGCTTTTATGGCTAGTTCTGTGGCACAGACAGATTTTACTGATGATGAGTAGTTGAACATGCCTTGCAAGAAATTTTGACTGCTTCTTATTACACCAGTTTCATTTAGGTAAGACGTTTTGTGTGTTATAAACCTTGTTCCTTGGAGTAAAATATCAGGAACTCTTATCGTTTTGTTTGACCAGCTTGCCAAGTGTGATTCACAGTAGGCCTGTTCACTTGGTGTTAAAATCGAACTAAAGCCTCTAACCATATGTAAAAAACTTGCCATTGTTTCACAAGCAGACCACTTGGTACAATCACCGTTTGTGTACATTATTGTATCACCAGTCTCCTTGCTTTCCTTTATTATTGAATTTAAAGCTTTGGACATATACTCCATTTTTCTGTCACCAGGCACACTTATCATTTCATTTGGTAGCTCTTTGGCTATAGCTTTGAATATATTTTCAAAAACTCTGACCTGTGCTTTTGCACCATAGTTCACGACATAAAACTCTCTTTTGGCCCCATATTGTGCCTTTATACATATATGTGCTTCGACCCTTGAGCTATTCTTGAAGATGTTCCAGTTTGCTACGTCCAACACAGTGATTATTTCAGGGTGCCTTATCAACATATCAAGTTGCAAATCGTGAACTTTTGACCTACCTGTTGAGCTGGTGGGATTAACAGGACTACCTTGTTGTACACCTTTAAAGATGTAGGGCTTACTTTGAAATTCAGAAATAATTATTTGTCCTGTCTTTAGAAGATGTTTACGCAGAGATTCAATATCACGAGCAGACGGTTTGAAGTCTTCATTAACAATTCTTTCATACTCAGGGACACATGCTTTTGTAGATTCCAATTCAGAAATAACTTCAAAAAGTGTACCCTTTTCAATATTTTTCCTCACATGTGGTTTATTGATGGATTTGCTCATTAGTTTGGCACTTGTATGAATTGCATCACCCCAAAGAAATATGGGATGTTTTTCTATCAAACCTTTTTTTAAGCTATTAAAATCATGAATACCGTTCTGCTGCTTCACATCCAGGCTGTCATGTATTCTTTGAAACTTGAGTATTGTCTCAATTGATTTTATGCTCTCATGATATTGACTTGAAGGCTCTTTGCCAGTCAGCACATACACAAAGAGTTCATCAAACAAGTCCTGAAGGTGTCCAAGAGTATAATTGCCCCATAATGATGGGAAAGAAATTGATCCGCCTAAGCTAGCCCTTATTCTATCATCCCCTGTGAACATCGGTAGATTGTGATGAAAACCCCCTTTGTCTTTATATGCAGACTGAATGGGGCCCACCTTTTCCCTCAGTGTTTTAACAATCCAGCGAGAAAAACATGTAGGGTAGTGAGGTGAGAACTTGTCTTTTATCAGTTCACTGACATTTGTATAATCAGCATAACATGACATTACTATGTACCTAACATCCATCAGGAATTCTGCAGTCCTTTGGCTAGTGGCTTGTGCTACAAGGCTTTTGAAACCATATAAAAAAAAGATATAATCATTAAGACTGGATCTTGGTGAAGTATTCCTCATATAAGTGTCAAACCCTGTTGAAAGGCAACTGTAATATTGATCTCTTAATATTGATAACTTGTGTATTTGGAGCCTTCTCCAAGATGTTACAATTAAATAAACGGACTTACCACTCAAATTTATTGGTATAACCTTATGTTTGCCAAAAACTGGATTGCACCATGATCTATTTGTAGTAAGAGCCACTGTAAAAAAAGGTTGGCCTACATCTTTTGACCTAGGCAATGAACCTCCATGTATTATATGCATTACATTTGGAAGCCCAGTATTTATCATGCAATAACTTGTGCTTTTTGTATTCATTGAACTATAATGTATTGCCTGGTCTGCAAACAACATTGTTGCATAAGACATATTACAATAGTGTGTTTTCTGAATTTTCTTAAAGAAAACTTTAAAAGACTCCCGTGACTCTGACTTAATTGACATAGCGCTGCTTGAATCTAGCCCGACTGGCAAATCAAGAATAGGATCAATTGCAACGGACCTTTTGCTTTGGGTGTTAAGCAATGTTATAAAGTCACTAAAGTCGCATTCACTACCAGGTGAGCAAGACTGCGGTGGCTTATAACTTCGCCCTTGAGGATTTTTTTTTCTGTATGCAACTCCAGACTTATTATCAAATAAATTTGCATCAGGATTTTTAAGCTTGAAATTTATTTGGTGACTTCTTTCAAAGTAAGGCTGAGTGACATTTAGGCCTAGTTTAAACTTATCGTTGTGCTTCCTTAGGCTAATACCCTCTTTCTTTTTAACTCCGGCCTCTTTAGCTAGAACCTCTTTAAGACTTGAGTCTCCCTCATGTGTACCTGTATAAAAACCTGTGTCAAATAGCTTTCTTTCGCCAGGGAAATTTAATGCAGCTTTAAGGTTGTCATAAATTTCTTTTAAAAAAAGAATTGATTCATCACTTGAATTCGAAGAAGCCACTACTGCAAGTAAATTCAAACAATTAAGCTGGTCTTTCTGGCCTGTTAAACCCTGAGAGACGTTAGGTATTTCAGGCGAGTCCCCGCAGTATAAGACATGGAACGTAGGTTTAGGGTATATGTAGCCTTCTGGCTCCAGGTTATCAAGCTCAGCAAAAGAATTCTGAAAGTCCCCTGGTTCATGTTTTTT